TGCGGGCCCGCACCTCGTCCACCAGCGCGGCCGGGTTGGAGCCGAAGAGGCGGGTAAGCAACGCCGATTCATAGAGGCGGACCTCCTTGAAATGCGTCTCCTCGTTCTCCACCGCCTCCGTCATGGTGTCGAAACTGATCGAGGCGGAATCGATGTAGCGCTTCCTGAGACCCGAGTAGACGCGCCGGCCGGTCTCGATGTCGAGGTCGAGATCGCACTCCACCCGCAGCCCGGTATCATCTTCGGAATGCACGCCCAATCCGATGGGATCCCGCGGGTCATGGAACCAGGTGACCGCGAACTCTCCCCTGTGCTCGCCAAGGGTCTTGGCGAAGCAGCCGCGGTCGAAATAAGTGCCGTAGGTATCCTTCACCCCGAATACCGAGGAATGGAAACTCACGTGCCCCGCGTCGCCCACCTGCACATCGTCAAGCCTGAAAGCCCTGATCTGTCGCAGTCTCATTCCTCTTCTCCCACCGCCCCTGTGCTGTAGCCCTCGACGCACCGACAGTTGCAGATCTCGCTCGCCGGGCCATTCGGATCGCCCGGCTGGTAGAGTCCGTTGCTGTAGGGCTCGTCGAGTCCGACCGTCTCCCCGTCCACGCCGGTGCCAGGCGCGTGCGAATCGCGCACCCGGTCGTCGCGGGAGCTGATCCAGGTCTTCGTCTCCACCACCCCGCTCTGCCGGGCCGATTCCTGGGCGCCGTAGTTGGCCGCGCCTCCCACCTCGGTGCGGGCGATCAGGTAGGAGCGATAGGTATCGGCCTCGTCGAAGACCTCCCGGATGCGGGCCGCGATCTCCCGGCTGCTCTCATTGTTGTCGAGCCCCTCGGCGATCTGCTCCCGGATGGCGAGCTTGGTCGTCTCGCTGATCTGGGTGATGCTCTCGCCGACCGCCCGCCGCACGAACTCCTGGATGTTCGCGTCCCAGGCCGCGAAGTAGGTGAGCGGCGGGGCGATCCGCAGCGCCCTGCTCCGACCCGAAAGCTGGTCCGCCACCTCGCCGCCGAAATGCTCTATCACCGCCCGCCAGGCGGTGGTGAGAAGCTGCTCCCACTCGGGGCATCCCGCGTCTACCACCGAATCCAGGTATCGGTTGCCGCCATCCCAGGCCGCCACCACCTGCTCGCGCTCCTGGGCGAAGCGGGTGCTCACATGCGCAGCGATCGCCCGCTCCCAGGCCTGCCGCTGGCGGTCGAAGCGCCGCCAGTGCGCGGTGCGCTGCACCTCGGTGCGGAGGTTGATCGAGCGGGAGGTGGCCTGCGTCGGCTTCGGGATAGGCGGCAGTACGGGCGTCGGAACGGGCGGGGTGTTCACCGGTAGGAGCATCGCCGAGATGAAGCCCGTCTCCGGCGCGTCCTCCGGGGCGAAGCCCAGGCCGAGGTGCTCGTTGATGGCCCGGGGTGAGAATCCCATATCGAAGTAGGTCTTCGCTTCATTCGCCCGCTCGCGCTGCGCCTCGCGGACCGCTGGGGTCTGGCTCAGGTCGAAATCGAAGGTCGCGTCGCCTCCCAGGAGGGGGGCGAGCTGGAGGTTAAGCGCGCCGCGCTGGTCCGAGAGGAACGGGATGATGGTGTCTTCCCACATCGTGCGCCGCCCCAAGCGATAGTTGTCGAAGGTCGAGTCCACCACGCCGGCGATGATGGGCGGCACTCCGAAGCCGTTGCAGATCCGCCGCGCGTTCAGCTTCGATCCTTCGATGAAGTCCATGTCCTGCGGGCTGAGGCCGAACTGCTGCCAGGTCAGGTCGCCCCACAGCACGAGGGGCTTGCGCGCGTTGGCCGGCCCCTCGGCCCGCCTGCTGAGGTAATCCCGCAGATCCTCCATCTGGTCGCCGGTCGGAGCGCTCTTCGCAATCAGCGCCCCGGCCGGCGTCGCCCGGTTCTGAAGGCTCGCCTTGTTCCAATCAATGCCTTCATTGTCCGTATCCACCACGCGGGCGAGCGCGCGCAAAGGGGAAAGCCCGTGGTAATCATCGCCTGGATCGAAGAACGCGAAGCGCACCACTTCCTCGGGCTTGAGGCTGAAGGTGCGCTCTCCCACCTTGTAGTCATATCCGCTGATCACTGTCTGCTCGCCCGGCCTCGGCGCCACCCGGTCGGGGCGCAGCCGCCAGACCTCGTCTGACTGCCCCGCCACCAGGTGCAACCAGTAGCCCTCGCCGCCGAGATTGAGGTCAATCGTCAGCAACTCGATCATGTCCTGCCAGGAGAAGCGGGGATTCGGGTGGGCGATCAGCTTGCTGCCGCGGTGGTTCTCGGCCGGCTGGGGCCCATCCGCCGTCATCGTCATCATCCGCCAGGGGACGGAGGCGGCATCCGTGGAGAGCCGGCGCACGCAGGAGTACACCACGTCGTGTGCCCGGTAGCCCTCCTCGATGGCCTTCTGGACCGACCAGGTGTTCCAGACCGGCCGGCCCCCGAGGTAGGACGGGATGGCGAGCGCGGGGTTGGCGGCGATCGCCCGGCGGAGCAGGTCCTCCAGCGCGTCCGGGGAGGGCGCGCCGAGGAACATCCTGCCGATCCGCTCGCGCAATCTCATGCCGGCATCCTCGGGAATCCCAATCGGTCGCTGATCTGCTCTGGCGGCAGAGTCCGCAGCCAGTCCGTGGTCTCGACGAAGGCCTGCTTCTCGGCCGGGGCCAGGCGAACGCGGCGAGGAGCGTTGCGGTCAGCCCTGCCGGTTCCGAGAGCCAGTGTGCGCTGTCCGACTTGCACGGCATCACCTCCCCAAAAGCAAAAGCGGCGGGCATCCTCTCGGCAGAGCAGGATGCTCTCCCGGCAAGACGCCCGCCGCTGATCTGATCAGTAGGCGGTGAGGCTATTCAGTTGGTCAGACTGTACGCGATTCCTCGGCGCTTGTCAAATGGGCCCCTCCGCCGAGGAGGTAGTGCTGCTTGCGGCTGAGGACTTCGACGGCGCGGGGCTGGCCGGCATGGGCCTTGATGCAGAGGGTCACTTCCCCATATCCCCCGAGCAGGCCGATCTCCCGCCGCACCACCGCGACCAGCTCGTCGTAGCGCCGACCTTCCCCCGCCCCGGTCTCTGTCAAGGGTTATGCCTTATCTGCGAAGATGTTGCCATGTGCTGCCTGCGCCTCAGTCCTGTGCTGTGCTATGCTAGGCCTTGCCAGGCCGCGCCATGCGCGATGTGCTAGACTAAGGCCGCCATAGGGCCTCCGCTGCCTCCTTGCTCATATCTCTATCCACCCCACCCCGCCGCCGCCCTTCAGCATCAGCTCCCAGATTGCCCACACCGCGGCGTCGAGCCGGTCGGGACTGCCCTCGCGCTCGTAGCCGTCCATCGTCATGCCGGTAAGCTGGTGCTCCAGCTCGTCCAGCCGCCCGACGTGGTGGACGCGCCCCTGCTCGTACAGGCTCATCACCGGCTCGGCCCGCGTTGCCTTCCCCCGGCTCGCAGTGACCTTCCGGTAGCGCACGTTCCGATCAATGGTGCGAATGTTCGTCTCCACCAGGTCGCCGCCGTTGTTGACCTCGCCGACGATGCAGTCTCCCTCGTGGTTCGCCAGCGCCTCCACCGCCCGCCGCGCCCAGTCGGCCGGCGAGAAGCGTCCGCTGCGATCGGAGAAGATGTAGCCGTGCCCGTCCACGCCCAGGCCGGCGAGCACGATGCCCGTCTCGTCGGAGGTGGCGCTGCTGGTGACCGCCGGGTCAACCGCCACCACGATCCGCTTCATCTCCGGCGCCGCCGCCACGCGCAGGTCGTCGAGCATGGCCTGCGTCCACATCGCGCCGGAGACTTCGGCCTGGGGGTTCTGCTGGTACATGGCGTTCCAGACGTAGCCGCGGGTGGCGCTCTTGATGAGTTCCAGCGCGCCGGTGTCGTACCGCTCGGGCCAGAGCGGATCGCCGACCGCGCGGCCCAGCGGATCGCCGGCCTCGGCCTGCGCCGGCAGGCGCACGACCTCCCACTTCTCGCCGCCCGTCTCCGCTTCGGCGAGTATCCAGCCCGCGAGATCGCGCACGTCGTAGCGGGTCATCACCAGGATGATCGCGCCCTCGGGCGAGATGCGGGTGCGGAAGACGGACTTGTACCAGCCCTCGTAGAGCTGGCGGGTGTGCGTGCGATTGCGCGCCTCCGCCATCGTCTTGTGCGGATCGTCTATGATGCCGAGTTCGGCGCCGTGCCCCGTGATCGGCCCGCCTACGCCGGCCGCGTGCATCCGGCCCGAATGGCCCTCGATCTCCCAGTGGCTGACTGCGGCCGAGGCCTCGGAGACTTTCAGGTTCCAGAGCGGCCCTGCGGCATCCGTGAAGATGTGCCGCGCGTCGCGGGAGAGGCTCTGCGCCAGGTCGGCGCCATAGGCCGCGAGGATGACGCGCCGGTCGGGGTGTTTCCCCAGGTAGTAGGCCGGGAAGTTCCGGGAGGCCTCGTCGCTCTTCCCGTGCTGGGGCGGCATGAAGATCATCAGGCGCCTGATCTCGCCCCGCTCCACCGCCTCCAGCTTGCGGGCGATGCGCTTGTGGCATTCCGAGGCCCGCCAGACACCGCGGCTGGCATACCAGCAGAACGCGTCGAGCTTCTCGCGGGCTTCCTCGCGGTTGCCGAGCAGCCGCCGCGCCGCCAGCCGCTCGAGTTCAGCGCGGCTGATCGCCGCCAGCGAGTCGCTTGAGCTCGTCGTCTGAGAGCTGTCCAAGGTTGCGGTAGTCAATCGGGCCTCCGCCCACGCCGGTGTGCTGGAACTGCCGCTTGTCCTGCCATCGCTCGGGAACTCGGTTATAGAGCCAAACCTGGCAGGCCGTCACGTTGCCGGAGATCGCCGCTTGAAAGAGCGCGTTCTCGACCTTCTCGTTGGCCGCCATCTCGGCTTCTTCGATGGCGAGCGCGAAGTCGGGATGGCGACCCCCGTAGCGGCCGGGGCTGTTCCGCCCTATGCCCACCGACCGCGCGGCCTCACCCCGGCCGACTCCGTTCCGTAGCGCCGCCAGATAGGCATCGCGCTTTGCCGGGCCGAAAGGTCCCTCCCTTGCCCTCGCCCTTTTCGTCTTAGCACCGTTTGTGCCGCGCCCATTCCCGCTCCGCCCGTTCCGCTCGATCACCGCGCCCCAGTAGAGCATGTCCTTGCGGAGGTAGTGCTGGAACTGAACAATCCGGTAGGGTTTGATCGCTTCCTCAAACCAGGGCTTGACCCAGACGGACCAGTAGGCATTGAATCTCGCGCGCTTCTCCGAGAGGTCGGTGAGGTGCTGTTTCTTTCCGGCGAGGTCCGTGAAGTGCCCGGTTCGCTTGATTGCTTGCCGCTGGCCGTCCGTGAAAAAGAGCACCAGCCGCCGCGCCTTGGGTGCGTGCTCCCAGAAGGCTCGAAAGGCGTGGTAGGGGTAGCTGTAAGCGTCGAAGTCGGCTACGG